AGAAGATAAAAAAAAAAGATAGACGAAGATCCTGAAGAAAAAGATGATGCTGTTGATGAGTTTAGCTCAGTCGGCGGAGTAGCAGGAATGGTATTGCCACTTGGAATGTCAGGCGCAGGAAATGCTATGGACAGCGTCAGTTCTTTTGGAGGAGCATCTAATCCAGGTAAAAAAAGAAAAGCATCAAAGAAAAGAAAATCAGCAAAGAAAAGAAAAAAATAGTTGAAAACTATATCAAGCCTTGTGTATGATACATAAGCAATGAAACATTGAAAATTAAAAACTAAACATTGCAAATTAAACATTGGAGAAAAAATGAGCATTGATTTTGAAGCAATTCGAAAAAAGTTAGAGCGCCTAAGCGGTGCAAATAGAAATAGGTCGGCTATGTGGAAGCCGACAGAGGGTGAAGAACATGTAGTTAGACTACTTTCTTTCCCAGATAATGAAGGCCAGCCCTTTCAAGAGCGCTGGTTTTATTACGGAATTGGAAACAATAGGGGACTTCTTGCTCCTTATCAGTTTAGCGATCCAGATCCTGTACAGGAACTTATTACAACACTTCGAGATGACGGGTCTAAAGAGTCATATGAATTAGCGAAGAAGCTTTATCCAAAGATGAGAACATACGCACCTGTAATTGTTAGAGGGGAAGAGGATAAAGGAGTCCAGATTTGGGGATTCGGAAAGACAGTATACCAAACTTTACTTGGAATTATGCTTGACGAGGACTACGGCGATATTACAGATCCTACATCTGGAAGAGATATAAAAGTAGCATGTGTTAAGCAGCCAGGAAGAAAGTGGGCAATGACAGAGGTGAGGCCCAGAGGCAGACAGTCAAAACTATCATCAAAGTCAGACCAAGCAAAAGAATGGCTTGATAGCATTCCAAATCTTAGCGATATTTATCAGTGTAAGTCATATGATGAGTTATCTAAAATTGTAAATGACTGGCTTAATGATGATAATGATTCTGGAGACGGTTTTGAAAAGCCGACAGGATCATCACAAATGTCTCAGCAGAAACAATCTTCAACCGATAGCTCATCAAAAGCATATAGCAATATTGATGATGCATTTGCTGATTTAATGGATGAGTAAGTTTAGATTGCCGAGATAGTATTTTGCTATCTCGGCAGTTAATACCAAGATAGTATTATATGACGGATAAAAAAATATGGGAAAAAAGACTACAGATGATTTTACATCTGATTTAATAAAATCTTTAAACAAAGATCACGGATCAAGGGTTGCATATAATCTTTCTACAGATGAATCCCCTACACATGTTAATAGATGGATAAGCACAGGTTCAAAACTTTTAGATTATATATGCTCAAACAGATCCCAGGGAGGACTTCCTGAGGGTAGGATCGTAGAAATATTTGGTCCGCCTTCTATTGGTAAGTCGCATATTGCAACTCAGATTGCAAGAACAACACAAAATCTGGGTGGAATAATAGTTTATATCGATACAGAAAATGCAACAAGTGTTGAAAATTTAAAGATGCTAGGCGTTGATGTTTCAAAAAGATTTGTATATGTTGATACACATTGCACTGAGGAAGTTTTATCAATAGCTGAATCTACAATTATGAAAGCAAAGGCAATGGACAAAGATATACCTGTTACAATAGTATGGGATTCTGTTGCTGCATCATCTCCAAAAGCAGAGCTGCTTGGAGATTATGATAAAGAATCAATTGGATTACAAGCAAGGGCTATATCGAAAGGTATGAGAAAAATTACTGGTGTTATTGCTAACCAGAACGTGCTATTCGTAATTCTTAATCAAATTCGAACAAAAATTGGTGTAATGTATGGAGATCCTGATACAACACCTGGTGGTAAGGCAATACCGTTTCACTCATCTACAAGAATAAAGCTAGGAGCAGGTCAACAGATAAAAGATGGAGATGATGTAATTGGAATCCATGTTTCAGCTAAGACAATTAAAAATAAAGTAGCTCCCCCTTTTAGAAAGGTAAACTTTGAAATACATTTTGGTGTTGGAATCAAAGAGCATGAACAAATATTTGATATATTAAGAAAGAATGGCCCAGAAATAATTGATGGAAAAGAGATATCTGTATCTGGAACAGGATCATGGAAGTGCTTTTCTGTCTCTGATGTAGGAACAGGCGAAATTCTAATTGAGAAAAAGTTTCATAAGCAGAAGTTTAATGAGATTATTGAAAATCCTGAGTATGAAAATTATATTTCTCAAATACTAGAGAAAACAATGGTAAAAAAGATGAATTCTGAAGAAATGGATATTGATCATGAGTCTCTTGTTGAGATGGAGGCTTTGTCACTTGAACTAGTGTGATTATTATGAATGAAACCTGCCTAATATTTGACGGACTCAATATTTTTACTCGTCATTATATTGCAAACCCATCTATCGGTGAAAATGGTGATGCTATCGGTGGAGTAGTTGGAATGATTAATGCTATTGCATCTTTATGTGAAAAATTTTCACCAACAAAAGTATTTGTTATATGGGAAGGCGGAGGCTCTTCAAGAAAGAGATCAATATTTCCTGAATATAAATCGGGAAGAAGACCTCAACGTCTCAATAGATACTATGATAGTGATATTCCAAATACAGTTGAAAATAGAAATGAACAAGTGCAGATGATAATATCAGTTTTAAGATATATGCCTGTATCACAAATTTATGTAGAAGATTGCGAAGCCGATGATGTAATTGGGTATATTTGCAAATACAAACTAAAAGATTCTAGAAAAGTAATAGTCTCGTCAGATAAAGATTTTTATCAGCTACTGGACAAGAAGACAATAATATATTCACCTACATGGAAAAAATTTGTCAGCTTCAAACAAGTAAAAGAAAAATTTGGAATATCTTCAAAAAATTTCTGTCTTGCAAAATGTTTATGCGGTGATCCGTCAGATAATATTCCGGGTGCAAAGGGAGCAGGATTCAAAACAATTTCTAAAAGATTCACGTTTTTAGATTCAGATGATGAATATTTAATTGATGATATCTTACAAGCTTGCAATGATAAAATATTGTCTGGATCGAAAGTAAAAGTTTTTAGATCAATACTTGATTCTGAGTCACAAATTAGAAAAAACTGGAAGTTAATAATGCTAGATACAAATAACTTATCAGCATCACAAATTAAAAAAATAGAAAATTCTATTGATACTTTTAAGCCCGTTAGAAATAAAATGAAAGCAATTAAAACATTAAGAGATTTATCAATTACAAGTATTAATATTGATAGAGCTTTTATATCAATGAGAAACCTTTAATGGTAGAGATAATAAATGAATGAAGTAGCTTACTTTGGACAGTATGGAAAATCTTTTCAAGAGAAAATTTTCCAAGCCTTTATAACAGATACAAATTGGGCAGCCCAAATGATAGAGGTTATGACTCCAACTTATTTTGAGCAAGGATATTTACAATACTTGACAAAGAAATATTTCGCATATTATGAAAAGTATAAATGCTTTCCAACTATGCCATTATTGATAACAATAGTAAGGGATTCGCTGAGAGAAGGAAGCGATATAATACTCAGGGATCAGGTTGTTGAATTTTTGCATAGGGTTAAGACAAATCCTGATATGGGTGATCTTCACTTTGTAAAAGAGAAGTCATTAGACTTTTGCAAAAAGCAAGCACTAAAAGGCGCTCTCGGATCAGCAGTTGACCTTATAGAGACTGAAGAGTATGAATCTATAGTTACTCTTATGAAGGATGCGATTGCAAAAGGAACGCCATCAACTCTTGGTCATGACTTCTTTAATGACTATGAGCATAGGTTTACGACAATAAGTAGATTAACCTGTCCAACGGGACTTAGGCAGCTTGACCAAAAAGATGTCTTAAACGGAGGTTTAGGAAGAGGGGAAATAGGTGTAATTACAGCACCGACTGGTTGCGGAAAATCTCATTTTCTTGTTCACGTTGGATCTGAAGCACTAAAGGTTGGAAAAAACGTTATACACTATACGTTTGAGCTATCTGAGAGAGCTGTCGGATTGCGATATGATAGCAATTTATGTAATATTCCTAGTAACGAAATAGTCGATAGAAAAGAAGAGGTCATAAAAATTTATGATGAATCTGAGCATGGTAGACTTATTATAAAAGAGTACCCGACAGGATCTGCAACATCACTAACAATAAGAAATCATATTGAAAAGCTTCTTCTAAAAGGATTTGTTCCAAGTCTAATAGTGATAGACTACGCTGATATCATGCGATCAACAAGAAAAATGGATTCGCTTAGACATGAATTGAAATTAATATACGAAGAGTTGCGAAATCTTGCAATGGATATGAATATACCTATCTGGACAGCATCTCAAGCAAATAGAGATGCGTCTAATGCAGATGTAGTAGGTCTTGAAAATATGTCAGAAGCATACGGAAAAGCAATGGTCGCTGATGTAGTAATATCTTTGTCAAGAAAACCTTTGGAAAAATCAACAGGGTCAGGAAGATTGTTTGTTGCAAAAAATAGAGCAGGCCGAGATGGTATTTTATTTCCAATACATTTAGATACAGCAAAATCAATCCTTATGATAGCAGACAATGCAAATGATATATCTTTAAACGACGCAGTTGATTTTGATAATAACAGTATGAAAAAACTTTTACTTGAAAAATGGAAACAAGTTAATTCTAGTGTGTAATGTAGAACTACAGGAGGGAATCGGTGTTCGAGTATAGCGAAGTATTTAATTCAAGCATGGAGTATTTTAAAAATGATGAGCTTTCCGCAAGTGTATTTTCAGGAAAATATGCTTTGTGTGATAAAGATGGAAAATTTCACGAGCTAAACCCCGATGAAATGCATAGAAGATTATCAAAAGAATTTGCAAGAATTGAATCAAAATATCCAAATCCAATGTCAGAAGACGAAATTTTTGAATTATTTAGAAATTTTTCTCAAGTAATACCTCAGGGAAGCCCAATGGCAGCAATAGGCAATAATTTTCAAACCCAGAGTACATCAAATTGCTTTGTAATAGAGTCTCCATATGATTCATATGGAGGAATACTTAAGACTGACCAGGAGCTAGTTCAGATTGCAAAGAGGAGAGGGGGAGTAGGATTTGATATAAGTACAATTAGACCAAAAGGATTGTCAACAGGAAACGCTGCTCGAACAACAGATGGAATAGAAGTCTTTATGGATAGATTTTCAAATTCATGTAGAGAAGTAGCACAGGGTGGAAGAAGAGGAGCACTTATGCTAACAATCTCAATACACCATCCGCAAGTAGAAGACTTTATAAAAATAAAAAAAGATCTTTCAAGAGTTACTGGAGCAAATATATCTGTAAGAGTTTCAGATGAATTTATGAATGCAGTTACAAAAAATAAAACCTACGAACAAAGATTTCCAGTAGATTCAAAAACTCCTGATATTTCAAATATGGCAAACGCCACAGATATATGGAATATGATAATAGAGTCTGCGCATAGTGCATCAGAGCCTGGAGTTTTGTTTTGGGATACTTCAAAGCGTCTAACTCCATCGGATGCATATTCTGAGTTTGGATTTTCATCTATCTCAACAAATCCGTGCGGAGAAATAATACTGTCACAGTATGATAGTTGCAGACTTATGCTTATAAATCTTGCTAGCTTTGTATCAAATCCGTTTTCAGATAAATCATTTTTTGATTTTAAAAGATTTGAAGATACTGTCTTTAAGACACAAAGACTTATGGACGATATGATTGATCTTGAAATAGAGCAGATAGACAAAATTCTAGAAAAGGTTAGTTTAGATCCAGAGCCAGATCATGTTAAAAAAATAGAGCTTGATCTTTGGAATTCTGTAAAGAGGCAAGCACTTGCAGGTAGAAGGACTGGCCTCGGAATAACCGGGCTGGGGGACGCACTGGCATATGTTGGAATACGATACGGAAGTGAAAAATCAGTTGAAATGGTTGAGAAGATATATAAGTCACTTTGTTTAAATTCGTATAGATCTTCATCCTTTCTAGCAAAAGAGAGAGGGTCATTCCCAATTCATGATTCAGAAAGAGAAGAGTCTCACCCATTTTTATCAAGAATATGGAGAGAAGATCCAGATCTCTTAGATATGAATAGAAAATGGGGAAGAAGAAATATTGCTATTACAACGACAGCACCAGCTGGATCTGTTTCAACATTAACACAAACAACTTCTGGAATTGAGCCAGTATTTATGCTTAATTACACTAGAAGAAAAAAGATAACAGAGCAAGATTCAGATTCAAGAGTTGATTTTATAGATGATAGTGGCGACAAATGGAAAGAGTATACTGTCTATCATCATGGATTTAAAAGATGGATGCAGTACAAAAATGAAATGGACCCCGACTCAATTGCTGGCCTCACGGACGAAGAGCTTGTCGCTATGAGTCCGTATGCTGGCGCAACAGCAAGTGAAATTGACTGGGTTGCAAAAGTTAAAATGCAAGCTGCAGCTCAAAAATGGGTTTGTCATGCAATATCAAATACAACAAATTTGCCAGCCGACACAGACGTAGAGACAGTAAAACAAGTTTATATGACCGGTTGGGAGCTTGGCTGTAAGGGCATAACAGTTTATAGGGATGGAAGTCGAGCTGGTGTATTAATATCAAATAATGATTTAAATACTAAAAATATTGACCATAGGGAATCAGATGATATAATTTGTAGCTCAGCGCCTAGAAGGCCAGAAATACTTGAATGCGATATACATCAGGCAAATATAAAAGGTGAAGCATGGACAATTCTAGTTGGCCATTTAAACGGATCACCTTACGAGGTTTTTGGAGGTCTGTCAGAATATGTTGAAATACCTAAAAAATATAATATGGGATTAATTAGAAAAAGATCAAGAAAGACAGTTGCATCTAAGTATGATTTGATAATAGGGAAAAATGGTGATGAGTTTATTATAAAAGATATAGTATCTGTTTTTGATAATCCGAATCATACATCGTTTACAAGAACAATATCATTAGCACTTAGACATGGTGCACCTGTTCAATATGTAGTTGAACAATTGCAAAAGGATAAGGACGCAGACCTATTCAGCTTTTCAAAAGTAACTGCAAGGTGTCTTAAGAAGTATATTGAAGATGGAACAAAACCGGGCAACGGCGTTATAAATTGCAATTGTGAAAGTTTGGAGCACTGTAACGTAGTGTACCAAGAAGGATGTGCTACATGTTTAACATGCGGTTACGCAAAATGTGGATAAAGGATCACAAATGAAATGGACAACTAAAATATCACCCTTAATCAAAGAGATTGAGCTAAGAAAATCTCCTGTAATAGTAACAGTAAATAAGTTTGACGAAAAGTCTGCTAAAGATTTTCAGCAACAAATATCACTAGCACACAATACGGGTCAAAAAATAATACCCGTTGTTATAGACTCGTATGGTGGACAAGTATATTCATTAATGTCGATGATAAGTGCAATAAAACATGCTGAGATACCAGTGGCTACAATAGTAGAAGGCAAGGCAATGTCTTGCGGTGCAATATTGTTCTCATTTGGAGAGCAGGGATTAAGATTTATAGATCCAGATGCAACAGTTATGATACATGATGTCTCATCTATGGAGTACGGAAAAGTAGAAGAAATAAAAGCATCTGCTGATGAAACTGAAAGGCTTAACCAGAAAGTATATACTATGATGGCTAGAAATTGTGGAAAAAAAGACGATTATTTTCTCAAAATAGTTCATAAAAAAGGACATGCAGACTGGTTTTTAGATGCAGAAGAGGCAAAGAGACATGGAATGGCAAATCAAATAAGGGTGCCAAAATTCAATATCGGCGTTAATGTAGATATTGATTTTGAGTAATATGTAAGATGGATAAACTTTTCTACAATCTAAGCTCTGAGGCAAAGCTAGGATGGTCTCCTTCCTGGTTTGGACACAAATATAATGACGAAGAGCTTATATCTCATGTTAAAAAATGGCAAACTAGTATGGGTCTTAAGTCTGATGGTCTAGTTGGACCAATGACGTATAGAAGAATATGGACTGAAAGACAGGCTAAAATAGATAGTTATAGACCGTATTCACATAGGGCGAAAGACAAGAATTATATTGTTCATAATTCTAAATTTATTCCAATAGAGTGGAACAAGGTAGTTTTATGGTCTGAAGACGGCGGTCTTAAGATGAAGCCTGGCACATACACAGACCTTTCTGGAAAAGAAGATAGATCTCCAACAATGTTTGTAAATCACTGGGATGTATGTCTTAGTGCAGAGTCATGTGCAAAAGTTTTAAATAGAAGGGGAATATCTGTTCATTTTTGTATTGATAACGATGGTACAATATATCAGCTTTTAGATACACAGCACAAAGCATGGCATGCAGGAATTAACAGCGGTGCGGGAGGAAATCCAAAAGGAATAGGCGTCGAAATTTCAAATGCTTATTACTTAAAATATCAGGATTGGTATGTTAAAAATGGAT